TTTATAAAATTTTTGTTGTTCTTCTAAATGCTCTTGTATGAATGATTCATGTAAATAACCAGCTGCTACTTCAATTGCTGCTGCAGTATCTTTAGCCATTGTTTCGTAATTTGTAGAGTAGTTAACGTACACTGGCCATTCAGCACATGTTTCGTATAAAGCACCAAAATTATTACTAATAACATGAACACCAGAAGCTAACGCCTCTAAAGCAGACGCGCAGGAGGTCTCTTCAAATATTGATGGATATACAAACATATCATAACTTGGCATTACTTCTCTTATATATTCATTTGGTTTGTAGCCAATATAATTTACATTAGATAATTGTTCAGCTTGTTCATATAGTGGTTTAAATTGATCATCATTTTGTTTCTTAAATTCATCACCGTAAACTTGTGTGGAACTATAAACATCTAAAGTAATTAAAGGATCTTTGATTTCTTGCATAGCTCTAAGCACTACGTTTAAACCTCTCCATGGAGTACAATGATGAATCAATTTTATTGGATCACCTTTTTGATAAATTTTTCTTTTTGGAAAAGTTTCAATTCCATTTTTAATAACAACTGATCTATCCGTTGGAATATCGAAAGCATATCTAAATTTTTCATAATTCCAATGACTATTAAATACGTACCAATCGTATTCCTTATGTCTTTCTTTATTTCTAAAAAAAGGTTGTAGATTAGGTTGATCCCAAGAATTTTTTTGCCAAAGAATGTTTAATTTGTTTGGATCAATTGGAACTTTGCCTGGAATGGAAGTACATATTTGTACTCGGTCTAGCAGTTCTTTTGAAACATGCTTGTGCAGCATTTCCATTTGTAATTCAGTTGCACCTCTAGGCTTCATTTATTTTCTCCAATGTTTCTTTTTTATGCACTATGAAAAAAGGTTGTACCCATCTTTCTTCAATTTCTTGTTCCATACCCGGAGAATGCCAAACTTGTGTATCATAATAGGTACACCTGTTCATTTTTGATCCAATAATTATGGAAGGATCAAAATCATATTCAGAATTGTAAATATAAGTGCCATCTTTTAAAGAACCTGAATTAAAATAAATTAGGCCAGCTATATCCCATNCTAGGTCATCTTTGTGTGGTTTATTATTTTTATAGCAAGCTGCTTTTTTAATTTCTTTAAATTTTATTTTTCTTAAAAAAGTTTTTAATTTTAAAACTTTTATATTTGTTTTGTTCTCAAAAGTATTTTTCAAAATATTGTAAGTTGAAAAAGAATTATCATCTTTTTCAAAAATATCAGTTTCATGACACGGGTATGCATTAAATCTATTACCACCATACAATTGTACTTTTGATTGATACGTTGCTTTCCAATGTAAATTCATAAAATTAGCAACAACTAATCCAAAATCACTTGGATGATAAAAGTCTTCAATGACGTTAAACATTATTTTTTTGTTTTTGCGCCCATAGACACTCTTGTGACTTTAATTTCTAAGTCTTGTCTAAAATCATCCACAGTAGTATCAGTATTGGGATCAGCAACATCAGCATCAAACTCAGCTTTATCAGCATAGACTTTACCAGTTCTTTTATGTTTGATTATTTCTTTTGCTTCAGCGGGTATTTTTATAGGTTCACTCATTCTATATTAATTGTTAAAGATAATTTATTTTCATTTTTATTTATAACTTGATGGTATACATTTTTAGGAACAATACAAGTATCTTTTGGTTTTAAAAATATTTCTTTTTCATTTACAATCCATTGTGAATTGCCATATATTTGCTTTACAATAACATCATATGGATGATTATGTTTTTCAAAGCTTGCTCTTCTTCCTGGTTTAGATAGATATAAATTACCATTAATTAACAACCCAGTTTGATTTGTTAATCTTTCATTAAGTTTACGTAAATCACTATTTAAATCTAACACATTAGAAATAATTGTTGTAAAACCTAAATCATAATATTTAATCCATTTTTCAAAATTAAAAAAACTATTAACATCAAAAAAGTCTTTAGATTCTAAATGTTCATTTTCGCATAAAATTTCGACAGAAGGCTGACCCCAAGGATATCGAAATGGCCACCTTTTAGATATAAGAAGATAATCTAATATGTCTTTTTCACTTATATTTATATCTACAGATTGTACTATTTTTTCTAATTCAATTAGGTTCACGCCTTTCCTTGACCTTTGTAGCGTTGTTTTTTTGCTCTTCTTTTTTCATCTTTATTTTTATTTTTTTTATGTTGATGGCTGCCTCTTTTCCTAGGCTTATCTCTTTCAACAAAGTCTTTAAATTTCCTAGCCATTTTCCTGTGAACGATCTATCAGAGCATAACTAATAGATCCTGTAATTTCATTTGCTGTATCGGCTTGAACTTTAAGAATATCATTTGCTTCCATATTCAAACTAGATTTTATAAAATTTTCAAAACCTGCTGATAAAGTTTGATGAGCGATGTCTACATCAGATCCTCCAGATTTTTGTAAAAATACATCTACAGCAATACTTCCTCCAGCTTGATGAGAAATTTGTAAGGACTTACCAATAATAGTTGCATCTGATGGACACGTTAAAATAGTAGTCACATTAGTTGTAGTTAAATCAAATGTTTCGCTTTTATATCTTATTGTCATTGCATGAAATAATTAAATGAATCTTGTTCGTTTTTCAAGTCCTGTTGGTAAGAAGTGTTCAATTGATTTTCAACAGTAGCTATAGCTTGGTTAATTTGTCTAAACCCTTCCGTTGAATATTCTGCTGGTGGCTCAGGCACGTATACATTTATCTTAGCCATGCAACGCTCCACCTCTTTCTGAAGAATCAAAACCACCTCTAGATGGACTACTTGGTGCGCTTTGGTTTGCTCCGCCAGCTCTATCCCCTCTTCCTCTATCACCCTCGGAAGAACCTTGATTATTTAATCTTTGTTGAATTTGTTGTATATCGCTTCTTCTCTGATCAGCCATAACTTGTCTTTGCATTCTTTTGTTTTCTAAGTAATTAGATATCAAACCAGATCTACCAGTTAATGCAGAAATACCAACTAACGGGTTTATGGCAGTACCAAATACAGTCGATCCTAAAGCTTCTAAACCTATTTTTTCACCAAGTTTGTTAAGAGCAACATTTCTTATTACATTTCCGCCTATAGTTCTAAAGTCGGGTAGAGTCATTCCTTCATCCACTAAAGGTTTAATACCTAGTTGTTCCATTATCTTCTTCCGTCAATGTTTACATCAGCCCTAAAGGTTCCGAATCTCCAGGTTTCATCAACTGCTGTGTTTTGTATTTTTAAATTAGCCAATCGTCCTCTAGCTCTTGTATCTATTTTACTTGTAGATGAGTTTATAGTAAAAGGCCCTAATTGGGAAGAGGTTCCTGAGTCAATTGGAAAGTTCTTTAAGAATATAGTCACTATTGCATTTCCTTGTAAATTCTTAAAATCAGGTAAAAATCTACTTACTCTTAGCATATATTGACCATCTCCTTCAGTTGGTAAATCAAAATCACCTGATTGTATGTATGCTGGAATTGCGGTCTCAGTACCATTTAAAGATATTTCATTATTACCTACCTCATGTGCATAATAAGTAGTAGCTCCAAAGGTATTAGTCGCTCCACTTAAATTAGAAATTGTTGGAGTACCAGTTGAAGAATATTCAGTTGCATAAGGCACATCATATGTACTAGCATCTGCGTAAGAACTTCTTGAAAGAGACATTACCGACCATGTATTTTCTACATAATTATAAACAACAGCTCTGTTATTTTGAACAGCAGGGTTTCCTAGAGGTGTGCCTGAGGGATAGAACCAAATAATTTCATTAAATAAAGAGTTGTGTGAACCATATATAATTTCATTAGATGAGTAGTTTATTCCTACATTTGATCCGGTGGTCGTGAATACAAAGTCTTCAACAAGGGATGGAAGTAATTTAACTGTACCATCGAATACAAAAAAGCCTCCACCTGCGCCCATCCAAAACACTTTACCATCAGCATATACAGTTGAGTGTTGGCCAATACATCCACAGTTAGAACCAACTTGTCTAATTGAGAAAGTAAATGGTGGTCCCACAAACTGCATTGTGTACGCTGCTTGATCAGTTAAAATTAAATTATAATCTTTACCAGATACAGCTGCTACGATTTTGTTTCCGGTGTCCAGTCTAAATGTTCCAGCTGTGTTTACTGATGTTGGTTGATAAACATTATAGTTTTCTTGATCACTAAATCTAATAAACATTGGATCTTGTGTAGTAGAATCTCCTATAGTTGTTTCAGTTCCAAAATGAACAACGTGTCTATCTCGATCTGATGTAATAGTTAATCTTGATGCTGTTGGAGCTCCTGCCATAACTGTAGCCCTAACTGTCAACGGATTTGACACACCAGGATTCCAAGTAAATGTTTTACCGTCTTTTACCGTTGCTATTAGTTGTTGTCCAAAATTATCTAATGACCATGTTCCAGGATCAAGTATAACTGTGGAACTTGTTGTAGCAGAACCCCATGTTCCTCTACTCCAGGTTCCTGTACCCCAACCATAACCGTAGGTTTGAATTGTTGGACCAATTTCTTCATAAGGATTAATA